ATTACGCACCTTCAACACCGAAGATACCTCTATAGTCGGATACTCCAAATGAGTATCTTTCTCTAGCTTTGTATCTAACGTTGCCAGTATCGAAATCACCTTCCATAGCAGTTTTTAAAGCTGCTCTTTGGAATAACTTCATACCGTTAGGCACATCAGTAATAATATACCAACTGTCAGTATCAGTTAAGAAATTATTCACTCTATATCCTTGAGGAATCATTCCCATTGATGCAACAGCGTTGATATCATTGTCTGCTGTTCCAGTTCTGCCTTGAGATTTCATCAATCTTTCAGCGTTGAACTGATTAGCTGAAGGGATAATCATTTTCACCCCTCTAGCTGCCACTCTCAATCCACGTTCATCAGTCATTGCAGCAATGTCGATCAATGCTTGCTCTAATGAAGTTTCATTCAAGTCTGCTTGCGTTGTTAAAGTATTTTTAACCACTGTTCCACTAACCGTTGGGTGATTAGTTGTGAACAAAGATTTACCGTCACCTGAATTAAATGTTGCCACTGAGGACAGACCATTATTCAAAGGCGTTACAGCTTTTACTTGTTTCGCATTAGACATAGAACGCGCTAAAGCTTTTGTGTATCTAGAAGCAATTCTATCGTAGAGATTATCTTCGATAGCTTCTTCTGTGATTGCAAATGCTAAAGCAATTGTGTCATGAGTATAACGTGCAGTGTAAGTTTCTTGAGCTTGATCAAATGATACGCCAGATCCTTCCACTTTTACTTGTGCGTTAGCGAATCCAGATAACATAACTTCCTCTTCGAAAGCTCTGTCACTTGATTCTGTAGTATAAATTTCAGCGTGCTGATTTTCATACCGTTTGTACTCCAGGCCGAATAGTGCATTCAAACCTGGTTCTAGTTCTTTGACTAGCTGTGCTCTTGATATTGCCATAGTTTTATGCTCCTATTATGTTCCAGTTCCGACAAATTCGGACAAGTTTTGAACAACTTCTAGGGTACAAAAAGCTGCTGTAAGATCGTTATTTTCAGGATCTTCCGCACTTCTTAATAGTCTCCAAGAGTGAGTTGTTGCATTAGTTGCACCGATATCGAGCGTTGTTGTTGAGTTTCCTGTAGTCGTATCTCCACCTGTATTTGCATACACGGAAAAAGTTTCCATAAATTTCACGTGAGCTGCAACAATACTAGCTGCTACTTGCGCATCAGATGAAATTGTATACTTCTGGAAAGGATAATCATTAACAAACGCTTGAGTGTCTTCACTGTTTGCCGGAGTAATTGTTGCGTCGTACCAATGAGCCCATGTGGGTTTCAAAGTGGTAGCCGCATTATAATAGATACCTTGCAGTACACCTATTGTTGTAACAGTAGTTGCACTTTCACCAGTGATCATATAACCGCCAGACGATTTCATCGCCATGCCGTGAAATAAATTCACTGAAGCTCCAGCATCTATCCAGTATTGAGAAAGACCTTGAGTCGCCGGTACATTACCTAACGTCCCAGCTGGTCTAAATCCCCATCCTGCGCTATTTCTATTAGCCATAGTTTACTCCTTATGTTTACAGTTTTACCTGTAAACGGTTAATTTAAATCGATGATAGGGAATAGTTAAAAAATTAACTTTTCTTTGTACCACCGAAGGTTACACGAGATTGCCTTTCAATATCGATTGGCATACTCTTATGCTCTTCCTTCATTAAATCGTGTTCTACCGCTTGATCCTGACCTTCAGCTTGACGCTTAAAGTATTCAGTTCTTTGCTTCGCGATTTCTTCGGGTACCCTTGCGAGCACAAGGCCACCAACCCCAATCACTCCCTTGTATTTTCCTTCAATGATTACAGGATAATCAGAATCTTTATATTCATCGGCTCTCACCAATTCATAACCGGATCTTAATCTTCCAGAGATATTTTTAGTGTCTTGAAACCCTAAACTCTCTGCCCGTATCCATCTGTGCCTGAATCCATCAGGTGCAGGGGGTGCATCTAGAGAAGATGGTGGAGTCCACACTTTTGGCCTTTCAGTTTCTTGCCGTGTTTGACTCGCACGTGAAGTTTTTGTGTCTTCTTTTTTCATATTATGCTCCTTCCGTGATTTGTTTTATTTGTTTCGCATATTCTTCGAGTGGCACACCTAATTTTTTAGCTATTGCTACCTGTGAAGATGTGAGTCTCACAGTATTGCGTCCAGGTCTTACGCTTCTTTTAGCTGAAGCAACCAACTGATTGGTTTTGGACGTTTGCTCTACATCACCACCTATAGCAAATTTATGCGGGAAGTCAACTTTTATTCTTTTATCAACTTCAGAATAATAATTGTCCGATTTAGGATCAAATCCTTCATTTACTAGATCCTTATGGATTTCAAAAGCAGTAAAAGTCATGGCTCTTTCTTTGCCAAACCATGTGTTTTTACTAGCCCATTCTTCCGCTTTAGGATCTGGATCAGGAAGTTCCTGTGGTGTTTGCTGTGGTAATCTTCCACCGTCTGAAAGTTGTACAGGTGGTTCCTGCGCAACAGGTTCTGACTTTCTTTGCTCCAACTTAGCATTCTCAAATGCAAGTGAAGCGATTCTTTTATTGGCTTCTACTTGTGCTTCTGCATTTCCAGCTTCAATAGCACCTGCTAATTCTTTTTGAGCAGAGTCCATTCCTGTTTTTACATTTTTCTCAAGTCGGCCCCAATAATCAGTATCCATTTTTTTAAATCGAGACTGGTCTTCTTTTCTTTGATATTCTAAAGCTTGAGCATATTCAACAGCAGCGCCTTCTCTACGTTCTGCTTCTCTCATTTTTCTTGTGAGTTTAGAAATACGTGATTGAACACCTTTACTGTATTCTTCAAGTTTAGTATCTTCTTCTTTTTCCTCTTTTACTGGTTCTTCTTTTACTTCTGTTACTGTTTCTTCTTCCTTGGTTTCTACTATTTCTTCCGTTTTTTCCTCAGGAATGGCTACATCCACTTCAGGACCTGAAGTGTCTAGATCAACCTTTGGATCTTCTTTCTTTATCTTATTTTCTTCTGGCATAGTTTCCTCCTATGTTAAAATTTATGCAGGATGTCTTCTGGGTTCTTGACGGTCGCTAAAATTTCGTCTTCATTCAACAACCTAATTTCCCCACCTTCTATTTGTATGCGTGACCCTGCGTAACGCGCAAAAATTACCCAATCATCAACCTTGCACCACGGACCTTCCGGATATCTTTCTTTATCCTTATAACAATGGGGTCCCATCGCCAATACGTTGCCGCATTGTGATGCAACTTGTTGCCGGTCTAATGCTTCTTGTCCCACAAGAATTCCACCTTTAGTTTTTTCACCCATTCTGAATGGTAAAACTAAAATTCTCCAGCCTGTAGGTTTTGGTAATTTTTCTGTTTCTTCTTTATACTTTTCCGTCAAAGCATTCTTATGCTTTGGATTTTCCGTCTTTGATGTCGACGATTGTTCCGTCATTTTGCTCCTTCTCATTTAGCAGGTTAGAGAGTTCCTGTCGCACTGATTCCAGTGCATTAATTTGTCCAATAATATACTTATAAGTCTCCATATTGTCAACCCCTCCGGACGTTACCGAGATTGCCAATGCCTGTATTCTTTTTTCTAATGTTTTTTGTAATTTATAAATTACATTTTCTAGATTCATTAAATCAAGTCTTTATAATATTTCTCGTAACTTTCATTAGATACATATTCATCGCCTAATTTGCTTTTAATATGCGACCCAATATATTTTTCTTTTTTAGGAAATACAAAATTTACCTTTGTATCACCTTCTTTTTTATTTATTTTATTTTTTACTTTTACTTTTACTACCATGCTTCATACCAAATCTTCGGCCTGGAGCAGCTACACCCATTGGGCTAGCAGCTACAGTTGGTTGAATAGGTAATCCACCGCCTAATTGCTTGCCAACTCTTTTGCCACCTTTAAAACCAAGCGGTCTAACAGGCGCACCTACACCACCCAATGGTCTATTTAATCCACCACCAAATTGTTTACCTGTTCGTCCACCTTCAGCTTTTTTGGCTCTAGGTTTATTTCCATAGTCATTTCTCATAGTTTTCTCCTTATATGTTTATATGTTTTTTATTATTTCTTGTCTACCTTATTGTTTCTAAAAATCTGCGTGCCCTTTATACCAAATATGCTCGCGCAAACTAAAATCCACAAATTCGTAAACCAACTGGGAAGAGCTTTGAAATGCTCAAAGAAAAGATTTATCTTTTCCATCGCCGCCGGATCGTCCGACCAGACCCCCCAAGCAAGGACGATTATGGGCAAAGTTAATATCGCAAGGACGATCTCGTCCTTATAATCATTTTGCCGGGCCTCTAGTAATTTGCCCTGGTAAGTTTCCTCACCTCGGGCCATCTTCTGAGCGTGCATATATTGCGCATCAGCCATAGCCATCTTTGTCTCTTGACGCTTTTTAAATATGTGCGTGCCAGCGGAAACCGCTAACTTAATTGCACTAAACCACATATTAGTACCAAGTTACTTTAGCTGGTCTTGCTTTTGCTACTTTAGCAGAATTTTCATCTCCCTTAGCAATATAGTTTTTTCCTCTGATACTAGTTTTAGATCTAGGATCAACTATCTTATCTTGCTCAGGAATCTTAACTTCTGTAGCTTTTTTATAGTTCCAAGCCATTAGGCCCTCCTTTTATATTTTTTTAGCCAATTTAGGAAATCCTTGAATTAGACCACCCTTATCAGCATGTTTTCGTTTTTCAATGCCTGTTATAACACCTTTATTTGCAGAAGCATAGAAAACTTGCTCTCCTTTTTTACCACCATACTGTTCTGTCATNGCTTCTTTAATTTTTTTACCTTTATCTGTTAGAGGCACCATTTCCTCCTTTAGGTTTCATTCTTGCAAGTGTTAATCTGTTCTCATTTGCCATTTCTTGCTTCTCAATTGAAGTATCAGCTCGAAGTTCTGCTAATTCCTCGTTCTGTTCAAGCTTATCTTCAGTAATATCTCTATTTTGAACTAATTTAGCTTGATCAATTTCTAATTTTTTCTGCATTTCTTGTTGCTTACGTTCATTTTCCATTGCTCTTAAGTCAACTTCTCTAGATTTAAGTTTAAGAAGCGGATCATGATCGAATTGAGATGTAATTTTCTTTTCTTCCTTCATAAAGTCTTCAGTCATTTCGGCAATCAACACTGCTTTTCTTGCTTCAATGGTTTGAGTGATTTGTTGCACCTGTTGTTGTGCTTGCGGATTCTGTGCTG